CCCAGTCCGTCGGCGCCCCGGCACCGGGTCCGCCGGGGCAGGAGCAGCAACCGAAACCCGGCGAGGAGAAGGCGCCACAAGGCCCACCTGGGCCGCAAGGGCCAGCGGGACCGTCAACCGGGAGCCAGGCCCAGGGAGGCCAGTCACGCCAGCCGGGACCCGCCCGGCCACCGTCGTTCAACGCGTTCTCACAAGGATCAGGAGCACCACATGGTTAATTCAGGCGATAAGACGGAGTCGTCGGGCTCCGGTACCAGCATGAAAGCATCCGGCGGCGGATCGGGTGGCGAGAATTCGGGCCCCACCGGATCATCTCGCCACTACCCCAAGGGTAAGTCGATCCGCCGCACGGACTGGAACCCGGAGAAGAAGCCAGCCAGCACCTACGGCATCTGCGGGACCTGACATGCCCGAGGTCACGGAGCGGATTCTGCAGTTTTTCACCTACGCGCATCTGCCGTCGCATCTCGCGGCGATCAGTCAGCGGTTTTCCGCGTTGGCCGACGATATGGTCAGGGACCTGCCGCGCAACCCGGAGCGCACCGTGGCGCTACGCAAGCTGCTGGAATCCAAGGACGCCGCCGTGCGCGCGAAGTTATTCAAAGAGGAGGGTTGATATGGCACTCCCGTCATTTGGCTCTGGCGTGGGCGGCATGTTGTTCGGCATGGGTGGTGGCGGCGCCGAAACCACGCATGTCGGTGGCGGTAAAAACGCCAAACACCAACAATTGAGCACGCCGCACACGGGTCTGAAGAACACCATGACGCCGGGTGACCCGTTGCACCGCGCGATGGGCCATTACGGCAAGCGTGGCCCCGGCAACCCGCTGTCGCAGATCCATGGCGGTGGCGGCGGGATCAGGCGCGCGCGTGGCGGGCTTGGGCCGGGCAAGAAGGGCGTGGCTGGTCCGAGCGGCGATTACAGTATGAAAAATGAGTTCTAAAGACGCGCTGCGGGACAAGCTGATCAAGGACCTGCTTTACGCGCGCGTGTGGGAGCAGGGTATCGACCGCATCGTGACACCATGGCACTGGCTCACCGTGGAAGAGCGTGACCTGATCGCGGACGCATTGAGGAAATGGAGTGAAACGTGAGCGTGAATCTGGGCAACGACGCGATAGCGGCGATCAAGGAACTGCGTGGGAATAATCATTTCGAGACCCTGATCGCCGCGTTGGGCGTGTTCTCGCAGAATATGTACATCTCCGCGATGGATTCCGACGTGACCACGCGCGTGGACAAATCAGCGTACGCCAGGGGCATGTATCACGTCTGGCAGGCCATGCACGCCGCTTACGCCGACGTGCACATGAGCCAGGCCAAACTTCCGGCTCCAGGCAAGAAGGTAGCCACCAATGTCTGACACGCATCAACCATACCTGCCCGAAGCCGTTCGCCGCGCGTCGGCGCGCGCCGATGAACTGGCGCGCGAGGCGGGCGTGGCCAATGTTCCCGACGCGCCCGAGGGTGACACGCCCGTGGCGAACGGCGAAGGCGACCAGGAACCGGTCCAGCAACAGCTGGACCTGGGTGACCGGCCCCAGCAACCGACTCCGCAACAACCCGTCAACGACTGGGAGCAACGGTACAACACGCTGCAGGGCAAATATAACACCGAGGTCCCCGAGCTACGCGGGGAGTTGAACTCCCTGAGGAACATGGTGGCGCAAATGAACCAGCCCCGGCGCGCGGAGGAGACGTTCGAGAACGTGCCCCGTGTACGTCCCATGCCGCCGCCCACGCGGGAGGTGCCCCCGGAAGACGTCGAAGCTTATGGCCAGGACCTGATCGAGGCGTCGCAGCGATGGGCCGACGCGCGTTACGCACCCATCCTGCAGGATTACGAGCGGCGTCTGTTGGCGGTGGAGGGAAATAATCAACAACTCGCGACGTACACGACGCAGCAACGCGTGGACGTGGCGTTGTCCCAGGCCGTGCCGGACTGGGAACAGATCAACGTGGACCCGAATTTCATCGCGTGGCTGAACCAGCCGGACATGTTCAGCGGCCAAACGCGTAAAACTCTTATTGACAACGCTTACAATTCGGGCGATGCCGCGCGGACCATCGCGTTCTTCCGTGCGTACAAGAACGAGCAGACCGTGGTTGGCCAGCAGCCAGGGACACAGACGTTCCAGACCGATTCGGCGGAACGGCTACCCCTCGCCGATCTGGCGGTGCCTGGACGAGGCCGCAGTGTCTCATCCCCGGCGCCCGGCGCTCCCGAGGCACGCATTTGGACGACGGCGGACGTCAACGCGTTCTATCGACAGAAACAGCGTGGCTATTGGGCCGGGCGTGAAGCGGAAGCTGAACGTCTGGAGCGCGATATCATCCTGGCTCCGCTCGAAGGACGCTTCCGTCAGTCATGACATCCCCATATGTGAGAGGAGCGGCCTCCAATGGCCATCACAATCGCGGCCACCCCATGGGCTGGCGCAAATCAAACCCCCGCGTACCACGGCACGTTCATTCCGGAGATCTGGTCGGGTAAACTGATCGAGAAGTTCTACTCGGCCACCGTGCTGAGCGCCATCGCCAACACGGACTACGAAGGCGAGATCAAGAACCAGGGCGACGTGGTTCACATCCGCACCAAACCGACCATCACGATCAGGGACTATCAGGTCAACCAGGACCTGCTCATTGATCGTCCGTCGTCCAACATCGTGGACTTCACCATCGACAAGGCGAAGTACTTCAACGAAGCCCTGGACGACATCATGGAGGTGCAGTCCGACATCAACCTGCTCTCCCTGTGGTCGGATGACGCCGCCGAACAGATGAAGATCGTCATCGACACCGACGTGCTCACCACCATCGACGCCGGTATCGTCGCGGCGAACAAGGGCGCCACGGCGGGACGCATCTCGCTGAACATCAACCTCGGCGCCACGGGCACGCCCATCGCGGTGACGCCGCTCAACATCATCGACAGCATCGTGGACCTGGGCACCGTGCTGGACGAGCAGAACATCCCGGAAACGGGACGTTGGCTGGTGATCCCGCCCTGGATCGCGGCGCTGATCAAGAAGTCGGATCTGCGCAACGCGTCCATCTCGGGCGACGGCGTGTCCATGACCCGCAACGGTCGCCTGGGCATGATCGACCGGTTCACGCTGTACTCATCCAACCTGCTGCCGACGGCGACCGAGGGCGCGGCCACCGCGTTCCGTATCTTCGCCGGTCACCCGCATGGGCTCACCTTCGCGAGCCAGATCACCAAGCTGGAGCAGATGCGCTCCGAGCGGTCGTTCTCCACCCTCTTGCGGGGTCTGCAGGTGTACTCGTCCAAGGTCCTGGACGGTATCGCCATCACCGAACTCTACGCCGTTCGGGGTTAGTTCACTCCCGTAGTAACCGCTGGCTTCGGCCAGCGGTGACGGAGGTTCGCATGGTGAAAAAACCAGTACCCAAACGCAAGGGTTATGCCGAGGGCGGCTCGGTTGGTGGTTACAAATTTCAAATCGACAAAGACGATCAGCTAGGAGAGACGTTCGACAGGTCCGCCAAAACCGATAGCGACAGGGAAAGGTTCAGAGCCGCGCGTGGTGCTGAAACGTCCGCGCTTTACAACCGGATGAGTCCGGAGGGGCAGAAGAGTTTTCTGGAAGATACCAATCGGATGAACACGGCCGTGGGTGACCGGAGCGTGGTCTCGGGCAGAAAATTCGCGCAGGAACGGGCGGATTATCCCGGCTTCGCCAAGGGAGGCCCGGTGAAAAAGCCGCTGTTCGAAGGTTCCAAAAAAGACCTCAAACAGGACAAGGCGGGCGCGAAGAAAATGGGCGTCTCCATGAAGGCGTACGAGCGCACGCCCAAGGACAAGGCTCAGGACAAAGCGGGTCAACGTCAGATGTTCGGGAAACGCAAATGAGACCTCCATCCATCGGTAAAGCTAAGGGCAGGTCCGTGCCGCCCTCGCTCGGGTTGGGTAGCAAGAAAGCCGCCAAGCTCCCCACCAACGTGACCCCGGCGCCGCCACCAGCGGCGGCCGCCGGGCCTCCCACGCTGGCCTCGGGCGGTCCCGGCGCGCCCAGCGCCTCGACCAACCCCGGCGGGCCCGTGCCGCCCATGGGGTTTAAGAAGGGGGGTAAGGTGAAGAAACCGTTTCCGTTTCAGAAGAAACGCTGATGCCCAGGAAACCGATCCTCAAGCGCGTGCGCGGGTATGATTACGGCGGGCAGGTGCTGAGCACGGACAGCCTGGGGCGTAGCATCTCCGGTGGTTTCAAAACCGGCATGGACCTCGGCTCGGCTTACAAAGACGCGAGCAAACCGGAGAAAAAGCCGGAAGATAAGCCGGGCGACAAAGCGCAGAACACGTCCAGTCCGAAATTGCCCTCGGCCAGCAACGATTACGTGCGTGGGGTGCCGGGCGGTCTGCCCGGCGTGCCGGGCGACCTGGCGGGCGGCAACGCGCGCGGCGGCAAGATCAAACGCGTGGCGGGCAAACCCATCGGCAAGGACGACGGGCTGATACCCGCGCAAAAGGGCGAGTGGGTCATACGCAAGTCAGCGGTCAAGAAGTTGGGTAACGCGGCGATGGGTCAGATCAACAAGGGCAAGCTACCTCAGAAGAGGGGGCGTTGATGGCACCGAGAGGTATAATCAGTTCACGAGGTCCGCCTCCTCCGAGGATGCGGCTTAGTGGTGACGACAAGATGGTGAGAGATCCATCCGCTTTGACGCGCGATACCGCTCAGTACACCGGCAAACCTCTCCGAGACCTGGACAACAGAGAC